GATCACTTGATCGTAAAGATTACGCAGGCCAAATTGCTCTACGTTTGGTTGCCATATTTCTATGGCCGTCCAATGCTGCCCCGGCTTTTTGAATGCGGCATAAGTGCCGCTTCCTGCGCCTATGTCTAAAACTGTTTTGGGGTTGATCTGTTTAAGAAGCTCTGTCGTGTAGTGTTTGCCACTAGGGCTTGAATACGGCATTGTTTTATCCTATTTGAATTTCTACCCAGCTTGTAGTTGCTTCATCCCACGCATACATCTTACCGTCTGTGGGCATCGCTACTGGAGCTTCCCACTGAGCATTAGCATTAAGAAGCCAGCTAGCAAAGGGTTGGGGTGCTACGAAAGCGTCAATGTCTGCTCGGTAGGTATAACCAATCCCTGCGTAGTTCTTACGCATGTTGCCGTTGTAGCTTGTCTGCTTCCACGTTCCACCCAGAATCTTTTCTAGATGTGCAGCACCGATGTGTTCTTTCTCTACGCCAAACGCATCAGCCGTATCTTTGTTATCAACAACGACAACCTGAGTAACAACATTGTTCTCGTCAATTTTTGCAAAGTGACTCATCTAAGCCTCCAGCCTAAGTCCGGTTAAATCCATTTCTTCCCCGACAACACCGACAGGAAAGGTATTAAAACTGAGTGAGATTCTTGTGTCCTCGCCTTTAACCTCAGGAACCATGTGAGTCAATGACGAAGGAAAGAGAATCAGCCTGCCTGCATAAGCCTCAAACCACCAACTCTCACTGTTATACGGGTTCCACTGGTCAGGAGGAAACTTGATCTGCTGCCAGCCATCTTTGTAGAAGTAAATCCTGTCATCAGGGTTGGTCTGAACATAGAACACACCTGAGATGTAACTATTAGGATGAGCGTGTTTGTGGTGGTACTGACCTTGCTCTGAGTAGTTGCACCAGCTTTGCGTGACTCTCAGGCTTACATTGTGCTTAGGATTGACTGTGGACTTGAAGTATTCTCCGACAGCATCCTCGATAAACGAACGTAGGTTTGTCAGTACAGGGCTACGAAGTACGAAATTATCAGTGCTTGTGGTGTTGCCTTGATTAGGCCTTGTCTGTAGCTCACGGATGAAGAACAACTCCTCATCGGACAAGGGGCGACCTAACTCAGCAAATCCAACAGGTGTCGGAAAGAGATTATGCAATTGCATCTTCGATTTCCTTTTGCTTGATGCCCATCTCTTTGAGTTGCTCGTCGGTGTAAATCGTAGGGATGCTGTCCTCAAACTCTCTGATCTTGTCTATCACCCAGTAGACCTCTTCAATACTCGGACAAGGTCTAGGATCATCCCAACGTGTGAATACGTTGTTAGAGATTTCCCACTTTGCACCCGGACGTAGTAGGTGCATAGCTGTGTCGATGCCTAAGAATTTATAAACTTTTGTAGTCATGTTATTGATTGATTTTGATGATTACGATACCACCTGAGCCGTTTCCTCCATTGCCAAACAAGCCGCCAGGAGAACCACCCCCACCGCCACCCCCAGAGCCTCTGTTTGCTGGGGATGCAGCGTTACCTGTTGTGTTGCTCGTCGTGCCAGCCCCACCAATGCTTGAACCACCAGACCCTGCTGTGCCGCCGTTAAATGTTCCACCGCCACCACCGCCACCATAAGTGACAGAAGAACCGCTTATGCTATTTGCCGTTCCTGCGCCACCGTTTCCACCAGCGGTTGAAGTTCCAGTTCCACCTGTTGCAACCGGACTTTGGTTTGACCCACCACCACCGCCAGCACCATAGTTAGGAGCAGAAATGTTGTTTCCTCCACCGGCGCTTCCTTGCCCCGATGGTGTGGTTGATGCAGAGCCACCTGAAGTTGCCAATCCTGATATTGCACCTCCACCACCGGAACCGCCATTACCACCGTTTTCATTTGGCGAAGCCCCGCTTGAACCACCACCTCCACCACCGGCTGAAGTTATGGAATAAGAAGGTGCTGGGCTTGATGATGGCGCACTCAAAACACTGTCAGTTCCAACGCCGCCGACCACAGCAGTTGTTGCTCCATTCCCGCCGCCGCCAACACTTACAGTAAATACTTGACCAGCGTTAACCGTCTGAGAACTGGCTGCACGATAACCACCAGCACCACCTCCTCCACCGTATCTGCCACCACCGCCTCCACCAGCCAGCACAAGATAATCAATACTCGTAACGCCAGTAGGCACAGTCCACTTAGTCGTGCCTTTGAATACAAAGACGGTTTGGCTAGCAACGGTGTACTTTAGGATGACGATACCGGAGCCGCCTGTGCCCCCAAGGCCTTGGCTCGCCGCTGTGCCACCACCACCTGCCCCACCACCAGTGTTTGCCGTTCCATTACCACCTGCTCCACCAGGAGCGCCAGCCGGTTGAGCGCCGCCAGCACCACCCCCGCCAAGACCGCCGGAGCTTGGCGCATTAGTGTCATAAATACCACCACCGCCACCGCCAGCGTAAGTGACAGATGTTCCTGTTATAAATGAAGCTGTCCCTGCGCCACCATTTCCTGCTGCTGTAGCCGTTCCTGTGCCACCAACCGCACCAGCACCGCCACCACCGCTAGCGCCATAATAAGGAGCCCCGCCACTAGCATTGCCACCGGCATTACCCTGACCAGAAGGAGAAGTTGATGCAGGGCCGCCCGTGCCTGGGTTAGACACCCCACCTCCAGAACCACCTGTGTTGCCTGGAGAAGGAGGAGGAAATCCAGCGCCACCACCACCACCCTCAGAAGTGATGGTTGAGAATACGGAGTTTGAGCCTTTACTTGCTGATAGTCCACCGGCCCCACCAGCACCAACTGTTACCGTGTAATCAGTTCCAGCAGTTACAGGAAGACCAGTTCCAGTTCTAAATCCTCCAGCACCGCCGCCGCCGCCTCTATTGCTACCACCACCACCGCCACCAGCCACTACCAAATACTCCACCTCTGTCACCCCAGCAGGGCAAGTCCACGTAGAGGTAGCTGTAAAGGTTTGGATGACGGTGTAGCCTGTGACAGGCCAGATGCCCTGACTTTTGGCAATCATCTGCTCTACAAGCGACCAGACACCCTTTGCAGATGCGGTTGTCGGAATATTTGCTGGGCCTATAACCCCGCCGTTACCACGCGGCATAGAACCTCCTAGCTAATATCTTCGTAAGAACAAACAATCTGCAAGGCAGATCCTGTACCTGCGGTCGCCCCTAATGATGTGTTCTCTTCTAGGTAAACGTAAGCGTCTTTGTCAATGACTACTAACGTAGCATTGCCGGGGACCGCCACCGTAGAAGCAATCGGATAAGCCGTACCACCTAAAGCAGCCGCCGAGTATTGGTTGATCGTGATGTTCGCCGCTGAAGCCGTTGTATTAGCAACGTACAAGGCATTAACTTTTAATACCTTGCCTGAACTTGCAGCATTACTTAATACTGAAGTCGCAGATGTTGTTGATAAATTAACCTGAACGGTCTTGCCGTTAATGGTGGTCGGTGAAACTAAATTAGGTGCGGCCATTTGTTATCCCCAAATCATCGCGTTCATAATGCCACCACCACTTGCTACAGGAAGCGCTCCCGGCGACGTATTCACAACCAGCCACTTAGCATTGGATGGCACCGTTACAGCCACGCCTGATGCTATTGATACAGGACCAACGGATATACCGTTATACCCTGACGTTAACGCGTAGCTTGATGTGATTGTCTGTTTGGACTCAAGGATAATGGCCGATCCCGCCGACGCCGCAGAAATGGTCGTAGTCCCATTCCCCGTGGCAAGCGTGATGTTTGCACCAGCCGTTAACCCCCAGGCCGACCGGCTCGCCGGATACGTCACAAAGACGTTCTTTGTCCCTGCACCAAAGTTAACAAGACTCCCAGCATTACTGGAAGACAGTACCGTGGTTCTGGCTAATGTCGTTCCTGATGATGTGTACGTCCCAATGCCTACTTCCCAGTTGGACCCGGACTGGTCGGCAATGGTGTAAAAGGTCGTGTTTCCGTCGCCTACAACGGAAAACGATTGAAACCCCGTAACCGCACCGGCTAGTGTTACTGTGCCAGTGCCTGTGGTTGTCGTAGTTTCTTGTACACGGTCCGCAACGACAAATGCCATGTCATGCTGACAAGCTGAAGGTGTAGGTTACTTGGAGCGTATCGCCGTTTACAACCGAACGGCTACCACCCGTAAAGTCAGATGCCGAGAACAGGGTTCCCGATGTGCCACTTGCTGCGCTACACAAAAAAGCACCAGCCACCGTGTTCGTTGCAATAATTGCAAACGATGCCTTGCTTGCCGAGTTAGTCACTACCGAAGGGTTGGCCGTGGTTGCAGCAGCAAACGTAGCAGCCGGACGAGTACCCGTATAAGCCGTTCCGCCAGCAAGCTCTGACCATGTGCCGTGTGTAGCAAGCGTGTCACCCGCAGCAGGTGTACCCGATCCCTTCAGGCCGACAAACCAAGATGTGATTCGTGCCGTTGAACCATCAAGGCTTGTACCAGCCATATACTGGAGGCCTACGTTAACCACAAGGTTGGGAGTCTCTTCAACCCACTTGACCTTGCCGTCAGCGCCAATGCACTCAAACGTAAACCTGCCAAGCGCCACAAGGCCTTCAGCAGAAGATGTGTTAGCAATCAACCCACTTGATGTCAGGTCTTGAGCTTTAGCTTTTTCCATTATGCAATCCTCATAATTGCGTTAGTGGCATCATCTGCTGGAAATGTAATGACCAGATTTTGAGCCGATTTAGTGATATTAACCCCGAAGTTTAAAACACAAACGGATCTATTTCCATTGGTGTTGTAAATCAAAGCACCATTCGTTGTCAAGCTGACGTTGGTGAATGTGGCTGTTTCAAAAGACCAATACGCAGTAGTTCCTTGAAAGCTTGGTGTGATGTTTGTGAGCACGATCCCGCCAGCGGTGTAATTGGTTCCACTGGCCTCACCTGCTGCTGTGTACGCAGTCGTTGAGGCACCGAGATCCGCGTTGGCGGTGTATAAGGCCAATTTAAAGACATCGCCCGTACCCGTCGTAAAGTTATGAAGACCCTGGGCCAACTCAACTTTGAAGCTTGTTGTCAGGGTCTGGATAATTGCCATTACACCACCTTATCACGCACTTGGCCTGACCTGTATGAATCCATACGCTCAAGACCATCACCAAGGCGCTTAACAAGCATCAGCGACTCTTTATATCTACCTTGAATATTAGCTAACTGATCCGGCTCGGCCTTCAAGAATGTTGAGGCTTCCATTAACGTGCCATACAACAATACCGAGTCAAAGTTATCACCAAGCCAACTTGTGCCTTGGGCGTTGTTAACTGTAAGTACCCTGATCTCTAAATCCGTACCGTCATTGCCAAGGTAACTATTGTTAACCGTCAATAAGGCATTCTGTACGTAGTAACAACCAGGGTTCGTGATCACCACATTCGATACTTCATTGTTGGTAACCGTTATTGTCGCCCTAGCCGTCTCTCCAGATACGCCAGCATCTCCAGTCACATTAGATAACGGCACATCAAAGTACGTGCCATTAACATAGTAAAAGCCAGGATTGGTTATCTCTACCGACGCAATGGACCGCTGGACAATAGATGTTGGGTAGTAATAATAATGAAGCTCTACGTTATAAGCCAAATCAGGCGTCGGTCCCAGAATGAATACCAACTCCGTGGGCGTCACTGAACTCGGCCCAAAGATTGCGTAATACTCCGGCTTACCTGTACTCGTAGGATTTGGATATGACTCTCTGATGAAGTTCACATCTTTATTCAGCAGGTACAAATAATCTCCGCCATTTGGCGGATATACAGCTATTGAGTACACCGATAAGAAATCATCAGGACACTGCAAATACTTATTATTTGCCGTGCAACTCCCTACAACATTCTTACGCAAACTAGCAAGCTGAACCGAATTAAATATCCGTTGCTCAGCCTGACGGATCATCGTATTGATGTCCGCCGTTGTAAAAGTGGTCTCTAAATAATCTTGGACCGCTGTTACAAGCTCTGAATAGTTCACGCCATCGGCCCTCTGCTCATCACGCCCTTGGTCGCAGCACCCGTACCACGCATTTTAATACCGGTTGTCTTAACCTGCGTATTAGGATTCATGGCGACACCTGCCGTTGGTTGCCAGTTAGGCACCATGTTGCAAGGCATCTCTTTGCCAGGGTTCGTAGATGCAACCACCTTAGCACCTGTCATGGTATGTGGGACCGCATATACAGCAGCAGATCCAACTTCCTTGCCGCCCATCTTCATGGAGTATTTAGCCATGGCTTATCCTTGGTTGCGAGCACGAGCAAGGTTGCGACCCATCTTCTTCATCATCTCTGATGTAGGTCCACCCTTACGCATTTTGGTTAGGGGCTTGCCTGGGTGCATGGCCTT